TTCTATGTATCTTTGCATCGTTATTATTTCTCGGGGTATTAGCTCATCTGGCTAATTTTTTCTACTTCTTAATCTGCTGTTTGTCACCTATTTATATTTTTCGTTTTCGTTTGATGTTGAAACAATGTTGAAACAAAGGAGATTTTCATGTTAAAGCCGGGCGTAATCCCCAGCTTATGTTGTTTTTTAACTCTTCCCGGATTCCAATCATGTTCTTTAGTTGTTATTGCTAAAATATTGCTAAAACAATTTTCAAATCATTTCAATTCATCAAGCCTGTAACTACTTCCGTCTATAAATATCGAAGTACCAACAGTTGTAAACGTAGCCTTCTCCCTCACCATTCCACCGAGAGAGTTTTTAGCCCCATAATCCAGTTCCCAATTTACTGTGAAATCTCCATCCTTTGTGTATTTTTCGCTGTACACCTTGAAAGATTCAGGGTCTTTTAAGGTATAATCGAAATATGCTTTATACACTTTCCTCCCTTTATAAACAGCTTCATCGCAGGAACTCATACAGAATAGTGCTGACAAGCCTATTATGGTAAATAGAATCTTCTTCATAATCTTATATATTTAGTTTGTTCTTTAATTCGTTGAAAGTATCTGGATTCTCAAAATCTCCCCAACAGTATTTCTTGTATCTGTCCCGGTCGAAGCTGTCTTTTTTCTCATAAACAATCAGGTAATCCTTATCACATAAAACAATCACAGAAGAATTAAGTAATCGGGCGTATGAGCGCGCTTGCAAATATGCTTCTTCTCTTTCCTTGTTATTCCTCATACACAGCTTGGCTTCAATCAACACTTTTGCCCTTTCCTCATTTGGTTTATTGCCATAATGTAACGCATAATCTGGGAATATCCTATGTCCTCTCCCTGCTTGGATTGGTAACTGCCGGATGAAGTCTTTGTTTTCATACCATCCCATAGAGTTAAGCAATGGTTCCAGCAATTGCTGTTCTACATCATGTTCGTACTCTATAATTACGTCTTTGGGCAAGGTTGGGGCATACAATTTTGGCAAAACCTCTATATCAAATCCTTTTGTTTTTATCATCCGAAGTAACTCTGAATAGTTCTCACTGTTAACCGACCAACCATTTACTCCCTGAAAGTTTTTTCTAACAAGTGGGTGTTTGAAAAAATATTCATCAGTTTGTAGTTCTTTCAAAGTAATGTGAGGAATATTTATTCTATTCCCAATATAGATACACCCGTAGTATCGGAATAGAGGGTCTATTACGCCATCCGTAAGCGATATCTCTATGCAAGTGATTGCACTGATTGGGGACGTTTCGTAATGAACAAGAATATCCCCTTTCTTTGTTTCGGGGCTTGACTGCCAGAATTTCGATTCTAAGGATTTATCTTCTTGGTATAACCTGCCGCCAATGAACCAGACTTGTGACGGTTTGGGCATGTCTATTTTCTCGCTTGGGAGATTATTGGGTGCGAAGTCGTATAGGAAAGACCATAGATCTGCTGGAGATAGTCCATTTTCTTTTCTGAACAAATAAAACACCTCGCAAAGTTCCCAATAATACATGCACCTTCCTTTGTAATCAGTTCTTTTGGGAATATTGGGGAGGTCTATGTTAAAGAAATCCGCTATTTTATTCAGCTCGAATATTCGGCAAAGGAACAGGTACGGGAAGAAATATTCTGGGGCGAACTGTGATAAGACATAGGACATCGGCTGGATAATCCCAAGCATATTCTTGAAGTCGTTAGCAGGAAGCCATTGTTGCCCTTCTACCCTTATGCCTAATGTGATAAGTGAAATGTATAAATCTTTTGCTTCTTCCAATGAGCTGGGATGGTCATAATCTGATACACCGTAGCAATATATATTCTCCAACCAATCGTTATATAAATCTTCTGGTATGAAATTAGCGTACGGACAATAATCCTTGAATAAAACATATCCTCCCGCATCAGAAAAGTATTTTATCATCTCTATTCCGATTGTGGTCTGTTTATATAGGTCCCATGTGTATTGGTTGAAACTCATGGCGTTTATTTCATCGTATTCATCCTAATGCTTAGTTTTACTAAAGCTAGTGCCTTAACTGATGCCAAAGGAAAATCTTTGGGTTGATGGTGCTGATTGTAACTTACCAACTTAATCCAATCACCTCCTTTTTCAGATTGATTTATGTATTTTACAGTTAGATATTCTTCACCTTCTACATCTATTGAAACCAAATACATTTCCCCATAAAAAATGTGTTGGATTTCTACGGGAACTTCTTTATAGGCTATAATATCTCCCGATTTCAATAAAGGATACATAGAATCTCCTTTGACATATACAGCACCGTCACATTTCGGTATGTTGGGGATACTTATCTTTCCTAGTATGTTTTGGTCTTTGTTCACCAAAAGAGATTTCAAATTTGCGGCAGCCTCAATGTCATATAGATTAATTATGCCTTCTTCATCTATCCTTTCTATATATTTAGGCTTATTGATAATCGTAACATCTCCTAGTTCAATCTCATCAGCCATTGCCTGTTGGACAAGATCGCCTAGAGACATATCCAAGGCTTTAGATATGATTATCAATTCTGATAGTCTTCTTTTAGATAAATCATCATATCTACCTATATTGGTAGATTCTATGCCTAACGCATCAGCTATTACTTTATTTGTAACACCTTGATTTCTAATTATTTGTCTTAATGTTATCATTTTAGATTAATCAAATTAGATATTATTAACACAAATAATAATCAAAAATGATATACTATATCAAAATTGATAGTATATTTGCATTATCAAATTAAACTGATACAAAGAAACGAAGATTAATTCAGATTTCAAATAGTATAAACATATTAAAATACACGATTATGAGAACAAGAGAATTTTTACACGAAGTAATGAGCCTTGCTTGGCAGTTCGTTAAGCGTAATGGCTACACCATGAGCGAAGCAATGAAGGTCTCTTGGGCTAACTTGAAGTTGAAAGGTGAGATGAAAAAGAAGATAGTGAAGTTCTACTTCAAAAAAGTGGACGGTTCCGTTCGTGAGGCATACGGTACACTAAATGAAAAGCTGATGCCTGCCATCACTGGTACTGACAACAGAAAAAAGAATGATACCGTCCAGACTTACTATGATACTGAACGCCAAGAATTCAGATGCTTCAAAAAAGCTAATCTGATGTCAATCGCATAACCGCTGGTAGGCGAAAGCCCTGCCGAATATCGTTCTTTGACTTATTGATGATGTAAATTTTAAACTATATAGATTATGGATGAAGATTATATCTGAAAGATGCCATGCCGGTAGTTTACTAAAAACTACCGCATGGTTCAGTTTTGTGATGATTTATTCTAAATGCATACTACTAGCAGCAATAGCATTTAACATCCATGTATTCTGATGTGGAACAATATAATTTCTTATTACCTCTTCTGCATCCTTAGTAATTTGTGCAATAAACGGGCTTCCTGTTGATGAAGCGTGTGCTTCTTCCATCTTCAATCTTACGGATGCGTCAATCAGATGGTAAGTTTGTATTTTTTCAATTCCTCTTGTTACGCTATTGGTATAGAAAGAAACGAATTTGTATAGGTCAGTTATGGAACATACGCCGTCTCCGTCTATGTCTTGCGGATTTTCAAGCCATTGGAACAGAGCGATAACCGATATGTTTGCTACCCATCTGAGTCCATTCAACATATAACTCAGGCTTGCATCTATATCCGTTGCACCTATGTATACAATATTCTTGTTTTCATCTCGAATATCCATAAAATTGAAGATGCCGGCATAACACTGACCAAGGAATACAAGAATATTTTTTGCATACTTGTTGTTCTTCAAGGCTCGGTTGAGGGAGAAGGGCTTGATTGGAGTTGCAGAATCTATACCGCTAATGGAGCCGTGGCAACAAGAAATGATAAACAAGTTTTCACAATCTGCGTTTTCAATTACAGATTCAAAACTTGAAGACGTGGAAAAGAACACGTTTGACATATTGGTACATTTTGCTATCAATGTTTCTTTTGCTGCATCTGTAACAACTGTAATATCTTCGTCTGCTACACCTTGATTTTTCAATATTGTGACACCGTAATTCACATCGTACAAGAACCTATCTTCGAGGTGCTTGCTGGAGGTAGCGATAAAGATAAATTTTGAACCTTCGCTTATTTTCATATTAACGGCATATTTACAGTTGGTGCAGTCGGGATTCCCGAGAATGTAATCTTGCTTAAGTATTCAAGCACTTCATCTTTGGGTACTGGTGAAAGTACATTCCCATCCTTATCTAAAAGAAATTCGTTTTTATCGGTCGCCAATGCGTATTTTGCATCTGGGTTGGATTTGCAATGGATGTCGTATAAGAACCATAGTCCCATATTTATTACATCTTTTATAAGCCCGGATATTTGCGGCAATTCGGATGCCGGAATTGTTCTACTTTCCATACTAATGTGTATTTAGATGTTTCCTCAAAATTAGTGTTTTTTCATATATAGTATAACATCTTGCAAGGATATATGTTTTGTGAATTTATTTCTTTGAAAGGTTCTCAATGGTTCTTTGCTGACTTTCAATGATAGAGAGCAGGCGTTCGTTGGTGATGGGGGTTAGTTCTTCTTTTGGCGATGATGATTTGAACATTTCACCCTTACCAGTAAGAAGCCATTGAGCAGATATATTTAATGCTTCTGCATTTACTATGCTGCTTAATACATCATAAGATGGTTTACTTTGTCTTTCACCTAAGATAGTATTCATTGTAGGTTGCTTAACATCAACAGCCCTACAAAACGCAGATATATTACCATTAAACAGCTCATCTGCTATTTTTCTAATTCTTTCTTGTACTGACATATTTCAATAGTTAATTAATGCAAAAGCATTGAATATTTAATGCAGTGTCATTGCAATTAAATGCAATTGCATTATATTTGCATCATCAAACAAGTTTGATACAACAAAGATAGATAAAAGAGAAATACTAAGCAATAGTATAAACGCATTAAAAAGATATGGATATGAATGCTTACACGATTAACCAGCAGTTGGATAGCCTTTATAAAGATTTAGAGGCTGCCCATAACAATGATGAAGAGGCTGTCTGCCTGATGTTCAATGCTGATAGCAAAAAAGAAGCTATCCAGTTGATAACGGATGAGATAGACAGTTTGGAAGATGCCTTAAAAGGTTTTGAAACTTGTGAAGATGATGGCATGGACTACGATGCTCTATGCCGGGTACAAGGTATCAGCCGATACGCATAATACACGATTATGCAACGCACGACAGCCCTACAGACGGATTGAACGGCAACCGATAGCGAGAATCGGGTAGGGTACTATTGATTAGTTCTTTGAAATTCTGTAAAAGCAATTACGGTGTAATTCATAAGCCGTTTTTGCCAACCAAAGATAACAAACGCACATAAGCAAGTTGGAGCTTGTGAGCTGTGCAATGTTTAACAATTAATAGAAAACACCGCAAAGAATCGTCTTTGAGCAGTGAGCATACGGGTTAGGCGTCCGTACTGTTTTCGACAATATAGCCTGTACTGAACTGAAATAAGGTTCTGTTATTCGATTAGGGTACAGGTACTTATTTAAATTTATACGATTATGAAAACAATCCAATTCGTTTTATCTATATTGGTTAGTATATGTGCTGCCGGTATGCTTTACGGGGCTATTACTACTTACAGTCCTATGAAAATATTCTCTATCACTATAATGAGTGTTATATGTGTAGGGTGTGTGTCGCTCATGAGAATAACTTATAGAGAACTTAAAACAGACCACTAAAAGGTAGTCCTATAATCCGGCACAAGGCGCATGGGGATGAGTGCACAATCACCTTGTAAACCAGCTGGGCGGTAATTTATGAAGTAGCATTGTTGGAATGCGTGTAAGCGATTAATTGTTGGTATTAACTTATATTCTAATTTATATATTCATTTAGCTTACAAGAAGTAGGTTCGACTCCTACCTTTTTAACGACATTTTAAATTTATACGATTATGACAGTGGAAGAATTAAGAGGCATGACGCATGAAGATTTAGTAAGGCGTGTGCAGGAACTGGAAGAGGCTAACGAGAAATTAGCTGAAGAGAAAAATACATGGTATAAATCTTGGAGTGATTTGAACCGGAAGTTTGATCATTTCAAGAACGCGGTTAAAAGCATTGTTCTGATAATAGATTAGATATTCGTGTTTTATATTGTGTTTGTACTGGGTGTGCCGTCCGTGAGGATAGTGCACCTTTTTTAATCGGATGGTTAGCTTATCGGTTAGAGCTTCGTGTTGCGCAAACAATTGGCACGATTGAGAGGGGTTCGATTCCCTTACCATCCACGAATCATTAATTAAATTTTACTCTTATGGCAAAAGAACTGAAAGAAAGAACAGAAATCAAGAAAAAGCTGAAAAAGAAGAATGACAGAATCAGCTTTGACTTTAGCGACAAACTTGCCGGACAGCTTCGCAGGTGTACCGCTGATCTTAACAGGCTGGCAAGGATTGATCGGATAATAGACAAGAAGCAAACTTTGTATTCGGTAGACACTAACAGGGAAGCCGGATATATTGAGGTTATTCGCAATTATTAATCAGCTGACTTACACGATTATGAAGAGAGTTTTTAATGAACTTACACCTGAATGCGAGATTACGGCACGAATGTATGCACAAGGGTATGAGAAAAAAGAAATTGCAAACCTCAAATGCCGAGCGGTCAGCACGATAAACAACCAACTGCAAAGAGCTTTTGAGATTTTGAACGTAAGGAACGGCAGAGAACTGGCAACCATGCTATATGAGAGAATAGCTGGTATGAAGTTCACGATGGACTTTTCACCTACTATTAGGTCGGCTGTTGCTTTCTGCCTGTTGTGCATCTTTTCTTTTTCGCTCTATCACGAACAGGGCGATATGAGAAGGGGACGAAGAACGAGAGTTGAACGAATTGAAAGAACTGGACGGTATGGAGGTAAGACTTGAATTATTTGAATTTAAAAATATCTGCATGGACATGGCGGAGCTTGGTGCAGCTGCCAGTGAGAAGAAACGGTCTCCTGTATCTGATGAAATCAAGCAAAGAGAAGCGTTCAGATGGTTAAAGACACTTGGGTATGAACCTAACTTTTTGGAAAAGTTAGAGAAAGAAGGATTGGTGCATAAGAAAAGAAAAGGCTCATCCAGAAATTCTCCTATCATATATTCCAAGTTCGAGATACAATCCGCTATTAATGCTTTTAAAATGAGTAAATATCTGAACAAATAACCCTATAAAATTTACGATTATGTCACTGATTAAGAAAAGTAATGAATTAGTTATCCCGACCACCGTGAAGATGATGATTTACGGTCAAGCCGGAATGGGAAAGAGTACGGTAGCATTGAGCGCACCGAAACCGCTGCTGTTGGACTTCGATAACGGCGTGAAGCGCATGAACATGGCGCACTTGGAGAATATAGACACGGTACAGGTCACTTCATGGAGCGATGTTCAGCAAGTTCTTCAAGAGGACTTGTCCGCTTATCAGACCATTGTAGTAGATACCATCGGCAAGATGATGGACTTCATCATTACTCACAAGTGTGGAACCCGCCAGCCGTCCATCCGTGATTGGAGCGGTATCAATGCAGAGTTTTCATGGATGACACGAACACTTTCGGGGCTTAACAAGCACATCATTTTCGTTGCCCATCGCGACACAAGAAAAGAAGGTGATGATACGGTGTTTATCCCTGCCTTGCGTGAAAAATCCTACAACTCTATCGTTACTGAACTGGATTTGCTCGGTTATCTTGAAATGAAAAGCGAAAGAGGCGTCCAAAGACGTACTATCACTTTTGACCCAACTTCAAGAAATGACGGTAAGAATACTTGCAATCTTCCTTCAGTAATGGAGGTTCCTACCATTCTTGACAAGAATGGTAATCCAACCGCCAAGAACGACTTTATCACTGCCAAGATAATCAATTCGTATTTGGGTATGCTTGCTGCCAAGAAAGAGGCACAGGAAAAGTATGATAAAGTTATTGAAGAGATAAAAGAACAGATCGAACTTATTACGGATGCGGAATCTGCCAATAATTTTATCGCGCAAATAGATAACTTTGAGCACGTTGGTTCTTCAAAGCAAATGGCGGCAAAGTTGGTAGCTAACAAAGCGAAGTCTTTGAATCTGAAACTTAATTCAGAAAAGAAATATGAACCAGCAGCCTAAATATCGTATTTACGCAACGCTTCTTGATGCCTTTGGGGCATATCTGAATAGTGATGTGATTTGGGATAAGTACTGGGGGTGGTCAGAAAATCCACCCCATACTCCTGAAGAATTTCACGAACAACAGTTTCAAGAACTGATAGACCGTATCAACCGCAAGCCATTCGATAGCGAAGCGGCAGACAAGGGAACAGCCTTTAATGAGGTTATTGACTGTATGGTTGAAAATCGGAAATCTGAAACTGTGCAGGTTGAAAAGATATATAAGGTAATACGCGAAGGAGCTTGTGACGAAACAGGTAAACCTTTGTATTACGATGAGGTTCAGACCAACGAGGTTATAGGTTTGAAAGCTACCTATAATAATCGTGTTTTTACTTTCCCAATCTCACTTTGCCGAGAGTTTTCCGGTTACTTCAAAGGAGCATTAACCCAACAAAGAGTAGAAGCGATTATTCCAACCGCATACGGCAATGTTTTGGTTTATGGGGTAATTGACGAGCTGATGCCGGCCAGCGTCCACGACATCAAAACAACCGGTAGTTATACCGTGGGAAAGTTCAAAGATCACCACCAGCATTTAGTATATCCATACGCTTTAATGAAGAACGGTTCTGATGTACGGACATTTGAGTATAACATTGTGGAGTTCAACAAAGGCGGTTATGTGGTAGATACCTATACAGAAACATACGTTTTCAATCCTGAACGTGATATTCCTATTCTTACTAATCATTGTGAGGAATTTATCCGGTTTTTGGAAGAAAACAGAGAACTTATAACCGATAAAAAGATTTTGGGAGGAGAAAATTAATGGCAAACCAAATAACCGGACGGATAATCGAAATCGGACAAACCGTTCAAATACCATCCAAAAACGGTGGTTCCTCATTTACAAAACGGGAGTTTATTTTAGATGCTACCACTTACGACCCCTATACGGGAGAGCGTAGCGAGTATGAGAACATTATTCCCTTAGAGTTTTCGGGTGACAAGTGTACAGAACTTGACCGCTTTAATCAGGGTGATGTTGTTACTGTATCATTTGTCTTACAAGGGCGTTCTTGGACGAATCAAGACGGAGAATTCAAACGTATGGTATCCATTCGATGCTATAAAATAGAAGCGCGTGGCGGTGTATCGCAATTCCCACAAGCTACACTGGCACAGCAACCAGTCCAACAGCCAGCGCCGCAGTCGACCTATCAGCAACAGCCGCAGAACTTTCCGCCTCCGGTTGATGCTAATGGCAATGTAAAGGACGATTTGCCTTTTTAGCGTATGCTGTTCGACTTGAAGAATGATATGGAAGAGATTTGGAAAACAGTAAAAGGGTATAATGGATATTATCAAGTTTCTAATACAGGTAAAGTTCGGAATCCTAATAAGGTGCTTACTCCAAATGTTGGAGTAAAGAACGGATATGTTTATGTTACTTTGAGAAAAGATAAAAGACTGTTACATCGAATTGTTGCAGAAACTTTTATCCCCAATCCATTTAATAAACCAGAGGTAGACCACATTAATGGAATTAGAACGGATAATAATGTTTGTAATTTAAGGTGGGTAACTCGCACGGAAAACAATAATAATCCTATTACTAAAAGCCGTTTTAGTAAATCTGCTAAAGGTAAAGTTATCAATGCAGAAACTAAAAAACGAATGTCAATGAGCCGAAAAGGGGAAAAACATCCAATGTATAATAAAAAGCATTCAAGTTTTTCTAAAAGAAAGATGTCTATAACTCATTCAATTCCAGTTGTGCAATTTGGATTACAAATGAATTATATAGCTGAATTTGAAAGTGCAAAAGTGGCTTCTCTTGAAACACAAGTTGCTGCATCAAGTATCAATGCTTGTACGCTCGGCAAAAGGAAAACGGCTGGTGGCTATATTTGGAAAAAGAAAAATGATATTTAATTTATCAAATCATTATGAAATACCCAAGTTCAAGGAGTATGTAAACAAGCTGTTTAGTGAACGTGCGGTGGTGGAAGTGAAAAAGAAACTACCTAACCGCACGCTTGCCCAAAATAGCTACTTGCATCTTCTTTTAGGGTATTTCGGTAGTGAATACGGTTGCAGTCTCGACGAAGCCAAGATTGACTTCTATAAGAGGACTTGCAACCGTGATTTGTTTGAACGTAAGACGGTCAACAAGAAAGGCAATGAAGTAACCTATTTGCGCAGTTCTGCCGAGCTGACAACAGGTGAAATGACTTTGAGTATTGACCGTTTCCGTAATTGGAGTGCATCAGTGGCAGGTATCTATCTGCCGGCTGCGAATGAACATCAAATGCTGATATACGCCCAGCAGGAAATACAAAGAAATCAAGAATTTATTTAGTTATGATAGAAACAAGAAAAACAGAAATCAGGTATGTGACATCTGACCCGAAAAAGATGCTCAACATGTACCTTGCAAAACGTGTCCTCAAAACATGGGAGGAATCTTTCATTGATGAAGATACAGGTGAAACAGTAACCATCGAACGGAATGAAATTCTTTTTGACCGTGGCACGCTGATAGACCAAGACACTTTGGCGAAAATTCGTTTCAGTATGGAAGCTGACGGCATTAAGGAAGTGGAAGTCAGCAACCAGAACCGCTTGGCATTCGAGAACGAGAACAAATTCTTATATCCCTATCTTGCACAGGCACAAATAGGGGACAAGAAACATAAGTTCCTGCTGTATGCCACCGGATTGGAAAATTCTTGTAGTATCTTGAAAGATTACATCGAACTAAACTATATGTTCGGATTCACCTTGACAATGGTCAAGGAGTTCGATTCTTGCGTGATTCTTACTGACAATTTGAAAGAACGCAAGGTAGATGATGCCACCCTCGAAGAATTAAAAGATACATTCCTTTTAAACGATTCTGTAACGGAAGAAGATGAAGAAGAGGGAGATTCCAAGCCCAATGAAAAGAAATTCTATCAGATTGAGACGAAAATCACATTCACGGATGGGGAGAATGAAGACGAGAGAGTTCAGACTTTTGTCGTGAACACCTTCAACGTTGACAGAGCAATGATGCTTATTACCCACTATCTCAAAAACAAAGAGGAAGAATGTGAGAAACAAGCCAAAGAAAAGGGACATGAGTTCAGAAAGAGGGAAATCCATACAGCCATTGAATCTGCTAAACCTATCCCGGTCGGGCGTTTTATTCCGAAAGAGTTTTCAATGGCTTATATGGAATAACTTTGTTAACCTGCCTGCTCGGTCTGTGAAGATATGGCAGGCGAACATGGAGAAGTGACGGAATTGGTAGACGTTAATCAAGATGTGAGGTGCAAAATTCCAGGATAACCGTTAATAACCAAGCCGGCAACCTGCGAGACATCTTAGGTAGAATGATTTAAAATCATATAACCGCAAAAACACCACTCGTCCCGGTTCGAGCCCGGGCTCTCCACATAAATGTGAGCCACACATAAATGGCAAGGGTTAGTAAATAATGGTTGTGCCCCGGAGAATACGCTTCGGGGCTTTTAATGGAAAATTATGGATGAATTATTAACTGGTAAGATTTGCCCTTATTGCGGTAGGTCTACTGAATACGTGGATAGTTCTGTAATCTACGGACGCTCCTACGGTATGATTTACCTCTGCCGAGATTGTAGGGCTTATGTCGGAGTACACAAGGGTACAGACCAGGCGTTAGGGCGTTTGGCAAACGCGGAACTAAGGGAAGCCAAGAAAGAAGCCCACTTCTACTTCGACCAGGTAGCTAAGACCAATCTTATCAATAAAATTTGGAAGAAACATATCCCCAACACTTCAAACAGAAACAAAGCCTACCTGTGGCTATCCAATCAACTGGGCATACCACGTGAGCTTTGCCATATCGGAATGTTTGATGTGGAGGATTGTAAACAAGTTGTTGAACTGTGTAAACCAATAATAGAAAACTATGGAAAATAAAGCAGTAGCATTTATAAAATCAAACGAATGGTTTAAGTCCACTATGGTAGAGCATGGAACGCATAACGGATATGTGGCTGTTCCCTCTGCGAACAAATATCATGGAATGTCTTATTTTGATATTGATGATATAAGTGTACATGGAGGTATCACATTTTCAGAACCGGCAATAAGCGGTGAAGAATCTATCGGAAGCAAAAGGAAAATTAATTCCAAGTATGTCGGAAAAAGAAATCCCATATTGGATGATGTGGAATTCATTACCGATAATACGGAAATAGGTGATGACTGATGGATATTCGGGTTTGACACATTCCATTATGGAGACAATGAATATGACTGGGACAAACAAGCCGTCGTTCAAGAGACAAGGTACTTGATGAAACAATTGGACAAATAGAAAATGCCGTACTACATAAAACGAAAGGCTAAGAAGAAAGACAAGCCTTTACCTCTGTTTGATAAAGCAGGGATAACAGTAAAGAAGAAGCCGGATTTGAAAGCTAAGCTCGACAAAGAGTTTTCCCTTTTCATCCGGCTTCGTGATTGTATGCCAAACGGTTCCTTCCGATGTATATCATGTGGACAGATAAAGCCGTTTACACAAGCGGACTGCGGGCACTATTTCAGTCGTACACATTTGGCAACACGGTTTGATGAGAATAATTGCCATGCCGAATGCCGGCACTGCAACAGGTTCAAAGCCGACCATTTGGAAGGCTATCGGGTGAATCTAATTGCTAAAATCGGTCAACAGAAATTTGACTTGCTGAAAGTGAAAGCTGCCGGCACTTCCAAAATGACTGATTTTGAGTACGAACAGCTAATCAAGTATTACAAAACACTTAATAAAAAGTTACGAAAGGAGAAAGGGCTATGAGTTATGTATTACGAGATTACCAACAGAAAGCCTCTGATGCTGCCGTTTCTTTCTTCAATAACAAGGCGAAGAAAACAAATGCTATTATGGTGTTACCTACGGGCAGCGGAAAGTCGCTTATCATAGCGGATATAGCTGCAAGGCTTGACGGTCATACCTTGGTGTTCCAGCCCTCGAAGGAAATACTCGAACAGAATTTCAAGAAACTCTGTTCATACGGTATTCTTGATTGCAGTATCTATTCAGCATCCTTTAACTCAAAGGAGATAAGCCGGATAACATTTGCCACCATCGGCAGTGTGAAGAATCATCCCGAACTGTTTACCCACTTCAAGAACATCATTGTGGATGAATGTCATCTTGTAAACCCCAAAGAGGGAATGTACAAGGATTTTTTTGATGCAGTGAAGTGTAAGGTTCTTGGGCTGACAGCAACGCCATACCGTTTAAGCTCCAGTCGTGATTTCGGCTCCATGCTGAAATTTATCACTCGGACAAAACCTCATGTCTTTTCAGAGGTCATTTATCATGTACAGGTATCAACCCTATTAGATATGGGCTACTTGGCGAAGTTGGATTACTATTCAATGAATCCTTCAGGGTGGAATGAACTTAACTTGAAAGTAAATACTACTGGTGCCGACTATACGGATAGGTCAGTTCAAAAAGAATATGAACGGATAGGCTTCTACGGTTATCTCGTTCATATCGTCCAAAGGCTGATGAATCCCAAAGCCGGAGGAAAACGGAAGGGTATTTTGGTCTTTACCCGTTTTTTGAAAGAAGCGGAACGGTTAACGATGTCAATACCCGGTTGCGCTATCGTTTCAGGTGATACTCCTAAGAAAGAACGTGAACATATTCTTGAGGCGTTCAAAGCTGGTGAAATTCCAGTAGTAGCTAATGTGGGTGTACTTACGACTGGCTTTGACTATCCGGAACTTGATACGGTCGTTATGGCACGTCCTACAATGTCACTTGCCATGTGGTATCAGATAGTCGGTCGTGCCATCCGCCCGCATCCTTCTAAAGAATGTGGATGGATTGTGGATTTATGCGGTAACATCAAACGTTTCGGAGAGGTGTCGGATTTACGATTGTTTGATAGCGGTAATGGTAAGTGGGCTGTATTTTCTAACGGAAGGCAATTAACTAACGTGAGATTCTAAGACTATGGACGAAGGATTTTTGAGGCTAAGCCGCAGGTTTTTCTCGAATGAAATGTGGAATGAAGCCCGTACTTTTAGCAGTTGCGAAGCGTGGTTAGACTTAATTCAGTCTGCACGATTTGAGGCAACGCCCCGAAAGGAGAGTATCGGAGGTCGAGAAATCTCTTATTCAAGAGGTCAATATCCTGCATCCATAAGATTTCTGTCACAGCGTTGGAAATGGTCTGAAAAGAAGGTGCGTTCCTTTCTTGTGCATCTTAGAAAGAAAGGTATGATAACTGTTGAGTGCAATCAAGGAATGAACCTTATAACCTTATGTAAATATGAAGAATATAATCCAATGGGCACAACCAAGGGCACAAGTAAGGACACAGGTATTGAAAAGGAAATCAATGAATTAAGACACGAATGGGCACAACTAAGGGCACAACTTGGGGCACAGCCCATGAACAGCAATCTACCGCAATCCGAACTTTTACAAAAATCAGGGCACACAGAGGGCACAAATACAAAGAAAGAAGAAAGAGAGTATATAGATATATCTCTACATCAAAAGAAAGAAAATACTCCTGACGGAGTATCAAAGAAAGCCAAGCTTTCTTCGCCCTCCCCCTCTGAAAAGATTGATTACAGCGGATTGATGGAATACTATAATACCACATTCAAAGACAGACTCCAGCAGATAAGATCAATGACTGATGTGAGAAAAAAGGCTGTAAAAGCCCGGATAGCCCAATATGGGAAAGAGTCAGTGAGGAGTGTTTTCAATCTCATTCTTCAATCCCCGTTCTTACTTGGAGCTAATGACCGCAATTGGAAATGCGACTTTGATTGGATTTTCAAACAAGCAAACTTTACTAAAATATTGGAAGGAAACTATAATGGGACAAGACTTAGTAAAAATCAACAGGATAGCGAGCAGCGAAAACGTGATTCAGTTCTTGCAGTCGCTACAACCGTTAGAGAAGCTGCCGCAAAAAAGAGAAAGGAACTTGAAGCAGAGGGCGTTATTGAATAAATATCCCGATCCTGCACAATTCATTCTTGATTACAACCCTGATTTGCAGTTCAAACTTGTCAGATGTAATGCAACCCATTCAGAACTGGCGTTGAATGACAGCATTCCGAGTTTAGGGCTATTGTCTTCTACTTATGGGGATGAAACACCGATAGAATGGCTAAAGATACAATTTGGCTCATTGAATGACTTTGCAGAAGTTTCAACCAAGATAGCGAAAGAGCAACTTTCTGAACTATCGGAGATATTCCTTTCGGAGTATTATTATATAAATGCCGCTGAAATCTGTTTTTTCATAGCACGGTTTAAGTCAGGGAAGTATGGGCGGTTCTACGGTTCAATAGATCCATTGAAAATAACAAGTGCGATGCTGGACTACGTTTCTGAACGTCGGAAAGATATTGAACGGAAAGAGCGTGAACGATACAGAAACCAACGTGAAAAAGAGATAGAGGAGCGTGGAGATAACAGAATCTCTTATGCTGAGTACATTGAAATCAAGCACCGTGCTGATGCAGGAGATGAGGAAGCTAGAAAAATGCTGATATCACCATGAGAATAACCGTTTACTGGGTAACAAGAAATCCGGATGTTATCGTAAGAATCCGGAAAAAGTTCAATATCCCAAGTTATACTTCCGTGAACTACGAAACAGAATGTGAAATCAAGAATGAAGACTTTCCACTGTTAGAAGAAACAGAACGAAGGGGATTCATTCGAATTAGAAATAAGAATACACGATTATGCAAGGAACAGACAAACTGAATACGATAACCAACATCGTATTTGTCCTCACGGACGTTTTAGAAACCAACCTTCTAGAAATGCAGCAGCAATACAAGAAGGAAGGCTTTGAATTGCGGCACGATTCAAAAAGAAACTTCAACACAGCCATAGCCGCGATAAAGAGATTGAAAAGTGATGTGAATCATTGCAGCGAATCCACTCAGGAAAACTTCGGCAATGATTCTGACATGGTGAACGCCATGTTGCTCACACTGATTGACAGATGCGGTGATGATGACAACCTCGCTTATAAGATGTACGAATACATTAAATCTTTCCCGTCCAAACTGAATCTAGACTTGGATTTGGATAATGCGTTCAGCCACCTGTTTAAAAAGGAGAAGTTATGAAATCGCAGAAAAATATCTTAAAATCCATTGAAGGTCTGTCCGATATAGAACTATTTGTTATTGATCTCTTTTGTGGCGCCGGCGGTTTGTCCGAAGGTGTGGAAGAAGCACGATTGGATGGAAATAGATGTGGAAAGGTTGTTTGCTGTGTGAACCATGACAAGAATGCCATCCTTTCACATGATGCCAATATCCCTGATGCACTTCACTTTATTGAGGATATCCGTACACTGGAACTTTCCCCGATAAGCACTATTGTAGAACGTATCCGTCAGCTATACCCTGATGCCATGATAATGCTTCATGCTTCTTTGGAGTGTACCAACTTCTCGAAAGCCAAAGGCGGTCAGCCGAGAGATGCCGACAGCCGAACGTTGGCAGAACATCTCTTCCGTTATATTGATGTTATAGACCCTGACTACATTCAGATTGAAAATGTAGAAGAGTTTATGTCATGGGGAGATATGGATGAGAATGGGAAACCTATCAGCATGGACAAAGGCCGGCTTTATCAAAAGTGGGTGCGCAATGTCAAGAAGTACGGTTACAACTTTGAGCACCGCATCTTAAATGCTGCCGACTTCGGTGCCTACACCACAAGAAAACGCTTCTTCGGCATCTTTGCTAAAAAGAACTTGCCGATAGTATTCCCTGAACCGACCCACTGTAAAGGTGGTAGGCAAGATATGTTCTCGCGGCTGGAGAAGTGGAAGCCGGTAAAAGATGTGCTTGATTTCTCTGATGAAGGAACTACCATCTTCAGGGAAAAGCCTCTTGCAGAGAAAACGCTTGAACGTATCTATGCTGGACTTATCAAGTTTGTAGCCGGAGGAAAGGATGCTTTCCTTTCCCGTTACAATACGGTTCGCCCTCAAGACACATGCAAATCAGTTGATGAACCATGCGGAGTGTTGACTACTGAAAACCGCTTTGCAAAGGTACAGGTAAGTTTCCTCTCCAAACAGTTCAGCGGACATCCCGAAAGCAAGAATGTGTCTGTAGAAGAACCGGCAGGTGCAATCACCTGCAAAGACCACCATGTTTTTGTCTCTGCTTATTATGGAAATGGACATAATCATTCGGTAGACCTTCCAGCTCCAACGGTCACAACGAAGGACAGGATGGCTTTAATTGAAAGCCGATTTATGTGTTCTTATAACTTTAAGGATACAGGAAAGGATATTAATCAGCCTTGTCCTACACTTCTGACTAAAGACAGACTTTCCCTTGTATCTCCATTTTTTATGAATCAATATTCTGGAGGTGGTCAGGTGTCTGATATAAACTCGCCATGCCCCGCTGTTACCACAACACCGAAACAAAACTTGGTAACATGCCAGCCGTGGATAATGAATACTGCATTCTCAAATGTAGGTAGCAGTATAGAGGAACCCTCCCAGACCATTACCGCAAACAGGAAATGGCACTATCTGATGAATCCACAGTTCAACAGTGCTGGCGGCTCTGTTGATAGCCCCTGCTTCACATTAATAGCCCGCATGGATAAGATGCCGCCCTATCTGGTAGCAACAGAAAGCGGTCAGGTAGCGATTGAAATCTACGACAATGATAGTCCTATGACCGTGAAGATAAAGGAGTTCATGGCACTGTATGGCATAGTGGATATTAAAATGCGGATGCTTCGCATTCCGGAACTCAAAAAGATTATGGGATTCCCTGAAGATTATGTTTTAATAGGCACACAAGCTGACCAAAAGAAATTTATCGGGAATGCGGTGGAGGTTACACAAGCGAGAAAAAATACTGAAGCACTTTGCAAAGTATTGAGAAAGTTGAGATTGAAGAAATCAAAAGAAATAGCTTAATGGAAAATGGAAAACTTATATTAGATGCCTGTTGCGGCAGTAGGATGTTTTGGTTTGACAAACATAATCCTCTTGCCTTATTCGTTGATAAGAGATCGGAAATAGTAACTGCCAAGGACAGAGATAAAATCAGAACTATAGAAGTAAAACCTGATATAATAGCCGATTTTACCAACTTGCCGTTTGAGGATAGCTCTTTCTACATGGTCGTGTTTGACCCGCCACATTTGAAAACACTTGGCAAAACATCATGGATGGCAAAGAAATATGGTAGGCTTCCGGATAATTGGCAAGAAATGATAAAAAGCGGTTTTGATGAATGTATGCGCGTCTTGAAGCCTTACGGCACTCTTGTATTCAAATGGAATGAGAGTGAGATAAAAGCTGCGGAAGTTTTGTCTGTTATCCCGTTCAAACCTCTTTTCGGACATACTACCGGAAGACAGAGTAAGACAATATGGATGTGCTTTATGAAACTGCCAATTAACTAATAACAATTTAGAAATGAGTAAAACAACAATTTATTATCTATTCCTAGTAGCAATGTATATGCTGCTAGGATAGGTGGAAAGGAGAGATATGAAACAGACAGTAGAAGAAGCAGCATACGATTATGCTACTAATAAAACGAAGTTCAGAAAAGACGTTCTGAAAGAAGTTGACGCGGATACCTACGTTTCACGTCATGCTGATAGTATGGAAGATTTTCAATGTGGTGCAGAGTGGCAGTCAAAGCAATCTCCTTGGATAAGCGTTAAGGAGCGGTTGCCGGAAAATAACACAGTGGTTCTAACAAGAGGGGCTTATGGCTTCCTTATTTGCCAGCTTTCAACTTTGGGCGAATGGGAGACGGGAGCAAACGTGAATGAAGAAAGATTAGGTATAACCCATTGGATGTCCATCCCTTCTTTTGACGAGATACTCGAAGCCAACAGAGATGTACTTGAACGGATTAAAGATTAAGGAGATTAATATGGCAATAAAGGTTACTAAAGAAGCTAATAAGAAAAAACCGATTTACTTCCAGCGTTGTGACATATGTGGCTGTGAATTTGAATTTGAGAAATCGGATATACACAGTGAGTTTTTTGACCAGAGAGAAGGATATAATATAATATTTATTCCATGCCCTTCTTGTAGTAGTATTACTGGAGTTAAAGAAAAGATAATACGTTATGAGTAAAGTAATTGCTGGATATTATAACTCTGATGAACGTTTTATTAATCGTGGTAAAGTAACTGATATTAAGATAGATAAGGAGGAATAACTATGGGATTTACAACACCGTGTTTCATACGCAAGAGTACCTATAAACTTAGAAAGAAATTAGATGAGTTAGGATATAGATTGTTTGGGGCGGAACTTAACGAAGATTTATGTATTTTCACCTCGCCCGAATGTGGACTATATAATATTGAGTTTTTTAACAACATTCCACATCCTGACGAAACCGATAGTGTTGATTGCGGAACGAATGAGGAACTTTTTCTGGCTATAGCTGCATTAAAGGATAATACAGACAACAATCAATTATTCACTAATGGTAAGGGCGATTGGGGTATATACCGGGATGGCTCTGATGGAGGTTTATCTGGAATGGATTTCTATGGGATGCCTAATGATTTTAACTTACCATATTATCACAAGGCTACCGTAGACGAACTGATTGAACACTTTAAAGGAAAGGAGAACCAACCATGACCGAAGAACTTGTAACATTGGAAACAGCAAAGATGCTGAAAGAGAAAGGGTTTAATTGGAAGTGTGAACACACAATAAGTTGCGATAATATTATTAGAAGATACGACATTCCGCAAAGTATGTCATGTTGTACGGAAATAGATAACGAACCAGTTGAATTTTTGTGTCCAGTGTTGTATGTTGCCCAAAAGTGGCTTCGTGAAACTAAGAACCTGCATATCGAAATATCCTATATGTATGGAAATTATTGGACGTATGATATACTGACAATTCCGAGGCATGACTTGATAGGATTGTCTGACAGACCTATTGTCCGTTATAATATCTACGAAGAAGCACTTGAAGCAGGATTACAGGAAGCTTTAAAACTTATATGATTATGAAAACAATATTATTTACAATTATATTTATTATCGCCCTATATGGGTTGGAGATCTCACAATTACATTTAAGCCGTTTTCTATCTCACTACCTGGCTGGTATAAGCCTGTAGGTATCCTTCTATTTTTTCTGTCAATGGCGGTATATACTATAGGGGAATATACTAAAGGCTATAAACAGGGTTTCGATGATGGGATAAAGGAATGTGTTGAAATACTTAAAAAGAAAAATCCATGAGCAAACTATATAAAGTAACCATTTTCGGGGAATCATTCTTAATCGGGTGGTTCCCTTTTTCTTCACGCTGGTATAACAAGCTAAAGATAATCAAATGATAGTACGTCATTTTATAAGAGTTCCGGTTGGAAGTACTGTCTATTGCGACAATCAGCCGGTTAAAATACTAGAGAAAGGATATGCCCTTGCTCTATGTGATGTCAATGGGAAACGGGTATATATCACCTGCTATGATTTGGAAAAGAAACCATTCGTCAGCACGAATGGGGAAAAATGAAAAAGAGCCAACCCACGCACGACCATGAATCAGCTCTTCCTTACACGATTATGATGCAAATATACTATTTACTTTTAAAATAATCGTGTTATGGAACTGGATTTTAACAAAATAATTCGCCTTAAAAAGATTAGAATTGAGAAATCAGAACTTTCAGAAGAAGAAAATACCTTAGCTTCACCGATTTTGAGAGATAAAAGCCTTATTAGGGATATCTATAAAATCTTCGTTGAGCTATTGAATAGCAGAAGTCTTCCCCCTTGTATTGATAGTGTTACCCAGCGGAAGAAGTTCATCTTCATTATCCTGTACCTGTTTTCTCCAAGTTCGCTTGCCGGTGGGAAAATGACAGCTGGGTTACGCGAAGAGATGTCAAGGGTACTTGGGGTTCAGTCCAAGAGTACAATTTCCGACAACTGCGCTGATGTCGTGTTTCTCTATCAGAACTATGGGGATTTCAGCGGGGATATAGAGTATCTTTATACCGAAATCGTAAATCGGTTAAGAATCAAAGGGCTAATCAATTAATGAGCCGGGGCTTAGTGCTCCGGCTTAATTTTTGTTTGGATTTGTTTTGCGATGGATTGCGTATCAGTTATTAAGGATTTAAGTTCTTCATTAGTTATATTGATATAACCTCCATCTTTTTTTCTACCATTTCTATGTGCTAATAAATTCCTATAATAGAAGTGTTTTTTCATTTTCCCATTTGTGTCGATTATAGAAACTTTAAATAATTCTTTGAGTATATCTTTTATAGTATCAATGTTACTATAAGATGTCCTCATTACATATTCTATGACCTTTTGCTCCCATTGGGCAACAAGATTGTCTTCTTTTAATTTAGTCATTTCATCTTTTTTCTTGCATGGAGGAATTGAATTGAAAAAATTATTGAAACTTTCTTCGTCTTGGATTATTTTGGTTAAAATAATGTCACAAATAAATGTATCTAATGATGTAATGATATTAATATATGACAATTTATTGATGATATTTTGTTTTTGTTCGTCCAATCCTTTGATGTTAATTACACTTTGGATTTCATCAATTCTTTGCTTAAAATCATTATATGATCCGATAAAGTCTTTTGCAAAAAAATAAGCAAATGTATGTTGTGTTGTAAAGAATGTTTTTGCGTAATATTCATTAAAAATAGATTGGGGATGCTCATTGCTAATTTCAAGGTAAGGCTCTCCTGTTTCAGTTATAGTATTGGGCTCTATAATTTCAGAATTTTCAGGAGGGAGATCGTATGATGCCCCTGCATTCTTATATGCAAAAAATGGAGTCGTTATTAAGATTCCTCCATTGACATAAATCCTTTTTCCCATATGTTTTATTCTCCTTTCTTTATTTATAGTATTCTTTCCCTCGTATATTCTTATGTTCCGGCATACGTGGCTCTTCGTCAAAATGAATTTTTCCACCACAGTGAGGGCAGGTAATAGTATTGGCATCATTTTTCACTTCTTCCGGTGAAGCAAAGAGTTGCCACATCGGAACGTCAAGGGCTTCCGCAACCTTTTCAAGTGTTGGATAAGACGGGCTTTTCAATATAGCATATAGGTTCTGTCTGGTAGTGTTCATTTTTTCTGCGAAAGATGTCATATTAAACCCCTTTTCTTTAATAAGCAATTCTATTCTATTCATACCTTTAGTTTTTTTTGCAAAGATACGTTTATTATAGTAGTGTCAAATATATCATTTACGAAATATTGTTAAATGAAAGAATATACTTTCTTATTTTGTTTGTAGTGTCAAATATATCATTTACATTTGCATCATCAGAAACGAAGTAATAACAATTAAAAGATATACGATTATGACAACAAAGAATATCATCAGAGAAGTAAGTTACAAAGGTCACATAATAACAGTGTTTGAAGATGGCTTTCATCAAGAATTTGTAATCATAGATAATGACGAATCAAAGCTGTATGATAGCATTGCAGATGCAAAGAGAGTTATTAGAGGCGAGCAACCTTATTACGAAATAAACTGAGTTTAACCAGCAGGGCGAAAGCCCTGCGCAATATAGAAGGATATGACTAAGAAAGAATTAATTGCAGCACTTGCAAATGTAAATGATGACGCGGTGGTATTGTTTGGCACGAAAGAAATTCAGTTTTTCGGTGCATTTGCTACACAGGTATATATTAACTGGGATAGTAATGAGGTTCTTATAGCCAATAAGCACACAGATGCCACAACACCAGTTTACTGCGAGTTATTACATGAGGATAAAACGCATTAACATAAATCGGCATGGCGAAAGCCCTGCGCAATATAGAAGAATATGAAAGAAAATATATTTTTAAAAGCAGTTATAGAAAAACCGTTATTGAATAATGAACCAGAAGTTTTACACCTTTTCGTTCAAATTATCAATGAAATAACTTCTTGTATGTCAGAAGACGAGTTAAGAGGCTGTATGAACTCTTTAATAGTAAGATACCCTTATTTTAAACTGTTTTTCGATTATGGTTTCGGACATAATCATATGTGGGTGAAAGCATCAGGTTCTTTAGAAAGATTGATATTGGTTGAGTTCTAATCCGGTAGCCTTATGGCTACCACAATATACACGATTATGAAAGCGGATTTAGTTTTAGTTATCAGCCCTGAAGCCCCACTAATGAAACAACTGGGCAAGGTATTGGGTAAGCTATGTACACCATACGACTTTTCTACCATAGAGAGAGGCGAGAAGTACATCACCATACAGCATGATGAAACTGGGCTTGTAGTGGCTTATACGAGTGAAGAAAGATTGAATGTGAAAAATTGAATGCGAAACATTAAATATAGATTATAAATGAAAGGTAATTGTACGTTAGAACTTGATGTAGACAGTGTGGCATTGAATAATGCAATGTCTAAAGCTGTCAGTGATGCTGTAAAAAGCCTCAATATTGAGCAGATAGTAAATGCAGAAGTAACAAGAAGAATAGGCAAAAGCGTAAGCAAATCAATACAAGACGGCACATTTGTTAGAGCAGTTGCAAAGAATGTAGCCAAAGAATTTGATGCAAATATCATTGTGCCCCTTCTTGATATTGAAGAGCTGAAAACTATGGTTGCAGAAAAAATCAGTCAGAAAATAATTAGTAAAATGGGGATTTAATTATGAACTCAATTAACGACGAAAGAGGTTGCAGCGTATGCCAGCCCGGTAAAGAGAATTACACCACCTACAACACCAGGTTGAGAGGTAAGAGAGTGAGAATGTACCAGTACGATTACCGTACTGAAAGTGGTGAACTCTTTGCTTGTTGTGCGCCTACCTTAGAGGCGTGTAGAGAAAGACGGGATAAATGGCTTAGTTCACGACAATAAGCCGATTGTCGTGTATAACGATTGAAGATATTTCGTTATCTTTGGTTGTGGTAGTACCTTTGGGGTACTATCGCGGGGTGTAGCAGTGGTAGCTTTTCACTTTGACTTGGTGAAGGTCGGTTGTTCGATTCAGCCCCCCGCAACTATTGAGTATTAATTAAAAAAATGACACGATTATGAACATTCTTACATTAAGCATCAAACAGAAGTATTTCGATGAAATCTTGGCAGGCAAGAAAACCCACGAATACCGTGAAATCAGACCAACTAACGCTAAGAAGTATATCACTTACCTATGTGGCGGTAAAGAATATCCGGCTGATGCAGAACTGCCTGAAGAAGGTGAGGTAGAATTGAAGCCTATCAAGTACGATGCAATCAAGCTTCTGACAGGTGCATATACAGGTAAACGTCCTTATATTATCGTTGAAGTGAAAGCAGCAGAAGCTGTTATTCTCACAGATGAAAACGGTAATGATATTGTTTACGAACATCAAGGCGAAGAATATCTTGCTGCACAAATGAATTATACTTTGGGCAAGATATTAGAAAAACATATAGATTGATTTGTTTAATTTTTAAAATTAGAAAGCAGAGTCGCAAGAAGAATTAACAGAGTAGCCGGGCCTCGCAGAAATATGAATGGTGCAGGGGCAGGTGGTAGATTGGTTGCCAATCGTAGAGGTACAGCAAGTGCCACACAGTTAGGATCACGCAGACAGCGTTACAGTGATCTTCGTACTTCATTTGGTTTAAGTGGTGGCTAGCTATGAACAAAGTAGAACAAGCGAGTCAATATATAGACCTCATTCGGGTAAAATCGAATGAGGCTTTACTGTTTTTATCACTTGGTAAAGATTCGCTTGTTCTGCTTGATTTAGTCTATCCGAAGTTTGACCGGATTGTTTGCGTGTTCATGTATTTTGTCAAGAATTTGGAACATATTAACCGTTGGATAAACTGGACTAAAGCCAAATATCCGAAAATAGAGTTTGTTCAAGTACCACATTGGAATCTTACTTATATTCTCCGTGGCGGTATGTATTGTGTGCCAAATCCGAAAGTAAAGCTATTGAAGTTGGCAGATGTGGTAAAGGCTATGCAGCTTACTCATGGAGTTTATTATACATTCTTGGGCATGAAAAAAGCTGATGGTATGAATCGTAGGCTTATGTTGAAAGGGTATGAGGTAAACGGTTACGAGAATAACGGTATGGTTTATCCTTTGGCTGATTGGACACAAAAGGATATTCTTGCTTATATGAGGCAGCACAATTTACCCGAACCAGTTCGATATTCATTGAAAGCCAGTTCGGGAGTAGGTTTCAATCTTGATTGTATGCTTTGGATGGAGAAGAATTACCCGCAAGATTTACAGAGAATTTACAGAGTTTTCCCGATGGCTGAAAGAGTGCTTTGGGAGTATCATAATCAACAAAATTAATAAGGAGGATTGCTGAGTCAGAAAAAGAAAGACAAGAGAACAGATATATGCTCAGGCAGAAAGATTGAGCGAAGCTAACTGGAGAAGAAAAAATACATGGAGTAGCAGTGCTGCAAGCAGGCGTGCAAAACAATCTCGTGATAATCTTATAGCAAGAGCCGAAAGGAATACTCTTCGGCAGAGAGGTTTCGGTCTAAGTAATGGCTAATATGGAATTATCAAAATACATAAAGAGTGAATCGGTGGAACTTAATCGTTCTGCCATTCACTTTGCGGATTATAATCCCCGAAAACTTTCCGATGAATCACGTAAGACACTGAAACGTGGCATCAAGAAGTTTGGTTTAGTCGGTGGAATTGTCGTGAACAAGCGTACTGGTCTTACCGTAGTCAGCGGGCACCAGCGTTTGTCTGTCATGGACGAATTGCAAAAGTTTCCCGATAACGACTACCGCATTCGTGTTGATGTCATAGACGTGGACGAGCAGCAGGAAAAGGAGTTAAACATTCTAATGAACAACCCTAATGCACAAGGGACATGGGATTTTGACGCTCTTGCCCGTATTGTTCCTGATATTGACTGGAAAGATGCAGGTCTGACCGATGCAGACTTGAATATGATTGGTGTCGACTATCTTTTGCAGACCGAAGAGGAAAACTCTATTGCGGATGCTTTGTCTGATATGATGGTCCCAGTTTCCGAACAGAAAGAAGCCGATAAAGCCGCCAAGCAGTTGGAACGTGTCGAAAAGGTTGCCCACATGAAAGAGGTCAAACATCAGGTGAAAGAAAACGCACAGAAGCAAGCCGAGAACATGGATGCCTATGTGGTGTTGTCCTTTGATACCTATGAAGCTAAAGCCGCTTTCTGCGAAAGGTTCGGGTATGAACCAGATATGAAGTTTATAAAGGGAGAAGTTTTTGATGAACAAGTAGAAAGAATAGATTAATTATTGGGAGGAAAGCTGAGTTAGAAAGAAAACATATAGCCAGTTATATCAGCAGTCCAGACGAATAATGTACAACGCTGGAAGACAATACGGGTTAGGTTCTGCAAGACAAAGAAACATAAGGGATAGAACGAAATCCATAATGGGAAGATATGCTGAGAAAATAGATAGCTATTTCTCAAAAAGAGGAGTTGATGTCTATGGAAACAAGCCAATTTCTCGCCGTGTCTATATGGGTAACAATAACGGTTAAAATTATGATTGGCGATTTTATACTTTGGATAAGGAATGTTCTAAAGCAAAACCTGTTTTGTGTTCATCATTATGTTTGGAAAGGTAGTGTGATGTTCTCTGAGTTCAGGTATGAACAATGTGAGAAATGTGGAAAATTAAAGAAGTAATATGAGCAATAGTGAATCTCAAAATAGAAAAGGTAAAGGAGGAAGAAAGCCTAAGTTTGATTATACAAGCGAGGAATTTCTTTCTCTCGTGGAATCGTATGCCAAAAAGGGATTCACTGACAAGGAAATTGCTTATGCCATAGGGATTTTGCCTCAAACATTCTGCGAAAAGAAAAGTGAGTACACCGAAATATCCGAAGTCTTAGCGCGTGGGCGCGCGACAATCAATGCCACTGTAAGGGCTAAATTCCTTGCAATGGCTCTCGGTGGCATAAAAACCAAAAGCACCGTGGTAAGAAAGCTCCGTGATTCAGAAGGGAATTTGACGGGCGAAGATGAATTACAAGTAAGCGAAAGCGAGTTGGCTCCTAATTTGCAAGCAATGTCCGTTTGGCTGTACCACCATGATGAAGATTGGAGAAAGATTGAGCGCAAACAAGATGAAGACGCTGATATTCCAACAGACATAGAGCATGGCATCAACATTGATTCTTGGATTAAAGACAAGCTGAAATGATAGTACCTCAAGAAATTTACCATCCATTATACGAGGATAAGGAAAAATTTATAATTCTTATTACCGGTGGGCGTGGTTCGGGAAAGTCTTTCAATGCTTCTACCTTTATTGAGCGGTTGACTTTTGAAATGACTCCCGTAGAGAAAATAGTTCATCAGATTCTTTACACCCGTTACACGATGGTTTCTGCCGGTATGTCTATCATCCCCGAAATGATGGAGAAGATAGATTTGGACGGTACCACGAAATATTTCAAGACCACAAAGACGGACATAGTCAATAAGATGACTAAGAGCCGTATCATGTTTCGGGGTATCAAGACTTCTTCCGGAAACCAGACAGCAAAACTGAAATCCATTCAAGGCATTACGACTTTTGTCTGCGATGAAGCGGAAGAGTGGACAAGCGAAGATGAGTTCGACAAGATAATGCTCTCCATTCGCAAGAAGGGTATTCAGAACCGAATTATCATTATAATGAACCCATGCGATTCCAATCACTTCATCTACAAGAAATACATTGAGAAAACTCACAAGCTGGTAGAGATTGACGGTGTGCAGGTTCAGATTTCCATTCATCCGAATGTGCTCCATATCCATACTACGTATTTTGATAACTTGGATAACCTTTCTCCTGAGTTCCTGAAAGAGGTGGAAGATATGAAGGTGAGTAATCCTGAAAAGTATGCTCATGTGGTTATCGGCCGGTGGGCTGACGTTGCAGAAGGTGCTGTGTTCAAGAAGTGGGGAATTGTTGACGAGTTCCCGGCTTGGGCAAAGAAAATTGCTTTCGGGCAAGACTTCGGTTATACGCATGACCCGTCTGCTTCCATTCGTTGTGGTATCGTTGATAACGCCCTTTACTTGGATGAAGTGGATTACCGTACTGGATTGCTTTCTTCTGACATCATCAAGACTCTTCGCCCGTGGGGATTGAAAGTCATAGCTGACAGTGCTGACCCTCGATTGATTCAAGAGATACACAACGGAGGAATCAAGATATATGCCGTAGAGAAAGGTGCAGGCTCTATCAATGCCGGAATTGACAAAATGAAAGATATGGAGATTTATATAACCAAACGCTCGTACAACTTGCAAAGCGAGTTCAGAAAGTATGTTTGGGCAAAGGATAAGGACGGGAACTATATCAACGAACCGGAAGACCATGACAATCACGGAATAGATGCTGTACGTTACTATGTATTGGGTGAGCTTCTTGGCAAGATTCAGAAGCCGAAAGATTTAACAGGAATATTCACACATTAAAAATATAAACTATGCCATTGAATTTAGAAGAAATATTAGCATTGCCTGACATCGGGCAGAAGATAAACTACCTGAAGAAAGGTAGGAAGACTGAACTTCCCGACCGTTGCAAACTTTGGGATGATTGGAATCCGGAACGACATGAAATCATGGTTGACAAAAAGAAGTATCCGGACAGAAAAGTACTTGATAAGGAATCCGAAAAAGTTTTCGATGAAAAAACTGGTAAGACTTATGAAATCGAAGCAAAGTATAAGACTGAACCGGTGAACCGTATTTCTATTCCATTGGAACAAGATATAGTGAACATTCAAACTGCTTTCACGGTCGGCACAGAACCGTCTATGGATTGCATTCCGACTGATGATGATGAAAAGAAGCTGCTGGATGCGGTAAAGGCTGTATTTAAATCCAACAAAATCAAATACCAAAACAAGAAGATTGTCCGTGCCTGGCTCTCCGAACAAGAAGCGGCAGAATATTGGTATGTTACCGATGATGATTCGTTTTGGGCAAAGTTTTGGAAGAAAGTTAAGACTACGTTCGGTGGCAAGGTCAAGCCCACCAAGAAACTGAAAAGCGTGTTATGGTCTCCATTCAGAGGTGATAAGCTATACCCGTTCTTTAACGACGAAGGTAAAATGATTGCTTTCTCACGTGAGTATAAAAAGAAGCTCATGGATGATTCGGAGGTCACCTGCTTTATGACTATCACGGACAAAATGGTTTATCAATGGGATTTGTCTAAAGGGTATGAAGAAAGAACGCCTTTTGCTCATGGATTCCCAAAACTACCGGTTCTCTATGCTTATCGTCCTGAATCTTATTGCAAGAAGATAAAGACATTCCGTGTCCGGCTGGAAAAACTGTTATCTAATTATGCTGATTGTATAGACTACCATTTCTTCCCACTGCTGAAGCTAATTGGAGATGTAGAGGGTTTCATGGGTAAGGTTAAGGATAGAATGGTCAAACTTACAGGTGAAGGTGCGGATGCCCAGTATCTGACGTGGAACCAAGTTCCGGATACGGTACGTTTTGAAGCAGAAACACTCACTAATATGGCTTATGATATGTCAAACACTCCAAGAATATCGTTTGAGACATTGAAAGGCATAGGCAAGGCTTCCGGCACTGCTTTCCGCTTCATGTTTATGGGTGCACATATGGCGGTAGAAAATCACGGTGAGGTTATCGGTGAGTTCTTGCAGCGAAGAGTAAATTTCATTGTTTCCGCTTTAGGCTCTATCAATCCAACCGAGTTTAGCAAGGCATCGCAGACCATTGACATAGAAACAGAACTGGTTCCATATATGATTGATGATTTGAATGATAAGGTGACTACTGCCGTTTCCGCTGTCAGTGGTGGCATCTGGTCAACGCGTGAGGGAATCATGTTTGCCGGAAATGCTGACCGCATCGAAAGCGAATTGAAAGAAATTAAAGAGGAACAAGCAGCAAAGAATGAGCAAATCGGAGATAAGGGAAAGAAAAACGCCTCTTAGTTAGAAAAATTACGGGACTTATAGTTTTAGTATAAGAAAAATAGTTAGCGGTGGCTTCAAAGAGTTGCCGCTATTTTTTTTGCTCTTTTAAATTATAAATATTAGAATATAATTTTGAATTATAGAATTATATATGTATTTTTGTCACACGATAATTGAGTAACCAATGAGAATATTTACCGAACAAGCATTAAAAGAATATGCAGAGAACCATCCCGATTCAAAGGTCGCTTTGCAAGAATGGACTACCATTGTGAAAAGAAGCAAGTGGACCTGTTTTGCCGATATTAAGAAAACGTTTAATAGCGTTGATAGTGTAGGTAATCAACACTATGTTTTCAATATCAAAGGCAATAACTATCGTTTGGTAGTAGTGATTAAATTCACTATTCAGTTTGTGTATATTCGCTTTATTGGTACTCATAAAGAATATGATAAAATAGATTGCGCTAATATTTAGGATTATGACAAAGATAGAAAATCAAGCCCAATATGAATGGGCGGTGAAAAGAGTAGAGGAACTTCTTCCATTAGTGAAAGATGATACTCCTTTGAATGACCCAAATAGCATAGAATTGGAGCTTCTTTCTAATTTGGTTGCTGATTATTCCGAAGAACATTTTGCATTGGGAGAACCAACACTTGTGGATGTTCTTAAACTTCGTATGTACGAAATGGGGCTTAATCAAAAATCACTTGCAAAGTTGGTTGGTGTCAGCCCATCACGGCTAAGTGATTATATATCCGGTAAATGTGAACCTACTTTAAAAGTTGCTCGTGAGATAAGCCGGAAGCTAAATATTGATGCTAATATAGTGTTAGGTGTATAAGTATAAGTTTTTGATGTGATATATTTTAGGCGTGATTCATTCGGTTTCACGCCTAAAATAACTTACCTCCAAACAAGCTTCTTAAGCTAAAATCTATATCCGTAATTCTTTTTATTTCAATTAAATCTCTATATACAAATCCGCCAACATTTATTTTTTCACATTGCATTTTTAAATAAATTTCACGAGATAGTTCAGCTCTTGGGGTAACTTCTAAAAAGAACCATTGTCCATACAATATTAATGTATAAAATCCATAAGTTTCTATATCATTAAATTGTGAATCGGAAAAGGAAAACTTAGGAGATGAAAATTTTTCTTCTATTAAGTAAACTCCATTATTGACTAAATAATACAAAGGAATATCTCCAATATTATAACGTGCAAATCTCCTAATTTGATTAAATCGATTGTCTAATCCATTACCTGTTATTTTATGATATTCTTGAAGGAACATTTCATATATTCCTCTCTTGAATTGTCTTGCAAATGTTGTTAGAAATCTATCATTAAACTTAAAATGTGATTTGAGAACTATTTTTCTTTTTGACTTCCAATATTCGAAATATATTGACTTTAATCTTTCTGAATTATCTTTTCTGTTAAGCAAGGCTTTTGGTAGTCCAAATATTTCTTTAACACAAACTTCTATACAAAGTTTAGGAAACACAAAGTCGTCAGGTTGACCGAAATAGTGATTGCATTCATCGCAAATATCAACACCAATATTTATGCTACCTAAACTTTTTGGCATAGTATGTGGCTTCTCTTTAAATGTCGTTTGAGTTACATCTTTACCACAAAAAATACAAGTTCCTTTATTTATATAGTCCATACTGTTACTTTATTTTACAGCAAAAATAGAATTTTAAATTGATTTCTTCACAACCTTTTCTTAGTGAATGCTATACAACCTAATTATTTCCCCTTTAATTGTTTCCTCCTTACTTTTATACCGTATTCACGACAATCAACTCATTGTCGTGAATCGGAAGCTTAAATATTTACTAATCATCTGTATTGGCGGTATTTTTACTTCTGCAAATTGAATCTCAAATTTTAATTCATACAGTATGACAATTTTAGAACAAATCTTAGCGGGCCTCCAAACCAAGTTTACTGGGGTGGACACTGCTATTCTTACCCGTATTGCCACCAAAAAGGCAGAGGGTATAACGGACGAGACAAAGGTAAACTCTATTGTTGAGGGTATCAGTTTTTCGGACGTGCTTAATTCCTATGGTGATTTCCGTGCCGGGGATGCTTCCAAGACCGCAGTTTCCAACTACGAGAAGAAGCATAACCTTAAAGACGGTAAGCCAATCGAGACTACCACAACCACCAAAACGGAAGAGAATAAAGACGATGTGCCTGCATGGGCGCAAGCTTTAATTGACTCCAACAAGAACCTTTCTGATAAGCTAACACAGTTTGAAACGGAAAAGGCTCAAGCAACACGTAGCCAGCAGATTTTGGCAAAGGCAAAGGAGTATGGTATTCCCGAAAACTACGCCAAACGATGCGCCATTAAGGACGATGAGGACTTGGACGCATACTTCAAGGACTTGAAGCAGGAGTTTGCGAATGACGGCTTTAAGGGTGTAGTTCCTCCAGATACAGCAAAAAAAGAACTGGAGAATGAGACTCAGGCGTTTGCGAAAATGATTGCAGACGACACTAAAGAAATTGTAGAACAACAAAAACAGTGATTTTATGGCAGCAGGATTTAAGTATAATCTTGAACCGGAAGTTGAGCAGGAAGAACGCTACGACGTAGAAACCGGACGCAGACGCAGAGGTCCGTATAAGTTGGACACAACCAACCTCGTTGTCGGCTCGTACTTGCCCTCATTCACACCGATTGCAGCTGACTTGGTGAAGAAAACATCCCAAGTGGCTATCCGTGTGGAAGTATATGAGAAGTTTACGACAGGCTCCAATACCACATTGAAAATCAAGAAACGTTCTTTGGCTTACAAAGGTATGCACTTGGGTAACGGTGCGCATGGAGCGACAATCAACGCTATTGACAAGGCTGACAAAGCTTTTGATAAGCTGACGTTAGCGGCAGACTTTGGAGAAAATCTAGAAGCTGGAACAGTTCTTTACGAAGCGACAGCCGCAGACGGTACAACGCCCAAAGTTATCGCAAATTCAGCTCTGTATGAAAGGAAGCAGGTAGAGGATGGCATAGTATTGGTTTCCCTTTTGATGCGTGCGTTTGAAATCGAACCGACCAAGCTGGTAATGCCTTTCGCAGATATTGACAAGGCGAATATGCCGCACTTCCAGTTTAATGCTCAGGATGTCAAACAAGAAAAAGAAGCCGTATCTATTCCTAAGGCTTCTTCTAGTCGGGACGGATTGATGAGCAAGGAAGATAAAGCCAAATTGGATGGGGTTGCAGCACAAGCTAACAAGTATATTTTAACAGCAGCTACGACTTCTGCTCTTGGAGGTGTAAAGCAGGCAGCCAAAGTGAATGATGCATCTGGTACGGTGTCGGTAGAAAACTTTAACGGATTATTGACAGCGTTGAAAAACGCAGGTATAATGGCAAAATAAAGAAAGGAGGATGAATATATGATGCTAACTATTCATACATTGTTTAATGACCCGAACATTGTAAATGCAGTGATTCAGCGTGTCCTCAAGACAAGAAAGGACACAATTTATTGGCAGCAGTATTTGGGCTTCCGTAGGACTACTACCCGTGTATTCAAAGACTACATTGGTCAGGTTACGGGTGTGATGGCCGGTTCCATCAACTCCCGTTATGGTGAAAAGCCTATCCGTGAACGTAGGAATATTGGTTCGGGATATGGCGAAATCGCCTATTTGGGTGATAGATACCAAATCTCAATCGACCGCTTGTCTGATTTACAGGACTTGATAGACAAGTATAATGCTGCCAAACCGGAAGACCAGAAGGCTGCCATGCGTGACATCGTGGACTTCATCTATGACGATTACCGTCAGGTATTGCTGGC